ATAGTGACGTTAGCACCGGAGCCTTGTGAAATGTTTATAGACTGACCGCCTGTAGTGGCATTCTCGATATACATAACACGAGAAACCGTGTTTGGCCCGATAGTCAGTGTTCTAGTCGCCGTTAGGGTTGCACTAGATGTGACCTTAAAATACAACGCACGGGCTGGATCAGTTGCGCCGTCTGCTACCGTAGTGGTAGCGTCAGCGTCAGTAGCAAACCCATCCTGCGTGTTGTAACCCAGAGCTTCACCGATCAGCTCAAGGTTGGTGTTTGTACTCGTACCCCAAGTGCCGCTTTCATCACCTGTCGCGATTTCTTTGAGGCGTAAATTATTGACGTAAGTAGCCATTTGAGTTCTCCGTTAAATTAGAGGGACGCCTCGCCAGAAGCTGAAGGAACGCTCGTAGCGTATATCTTCATACTTTGCTTCAAGTTTAAGGTTTGTCCACAATCTGAGCAAGTGTCTGCTTCTAGCTCGCTCTCATCTAAATCGTAACCGCAGTTAAGACAGTACACCTCAATTTCGTGTTTACATACTATGGTTGAATCATCAACCTTTATAGCTTCATTCAATTTTCTCACGCGGCGATCTCCTTCCAGACAGTAGATTGGCTAGGTGTGGTTTCATTCCAGACAGTAGATTGACTAGGTATAATCTTACTCCAAACTACAACATCTCCTATGATGCCTGTCGCAGCCACTCCTATGGGATAAACCTTTGCTGTGCCTATTTGTGTTGTAGACCCAAGAGCAGTTGTGGCTTGCACCCCTGTGGGGAAAACATTCGCACCTGCTTCAACAGTAGCAGTACCTAATGCGGTGGTTCCTGATACCCCAGTAACATTTACGGTAGCACCAGCTTCTACTGAAGCTGTTCCTAACCCAGTAGTTCCTACTACACCAGTTGGGTAGACATAGGCTTCTGCAATGATTACATCACCGACAGCACCAGTAGCTGAGACGCCTGTCGGATAGACGCCTACACCTTCAGCGACACTGGCTGTGCCTAGCCCAGTAGTTCCAGATACACCTGTAGCCGCAACAATAGCGTCACCTGTTATTGTCGGACTTCCAAGCTCTCCTGTAGCCGCGTTTCCAAGGACTTCGACAACACCGTCAGAATTAGCAGCCACATTACCAAGAGCAGTGGTAGCCTCAAGCCCAGTGGGGAATATGCTTACTGCCTCTTGGACAGTTACTGAGCCTATCTGTCCAGAGGCTTGGAGTCCTAAAGAAGTACCCCAAGAACGCTGACCCCAAAAACCTCGACCCCATCCATCGAAACGAACAGTCTCGTTCCATACAGCGTAATTAGCTACGCCTGTAGCAGAAACACCAGAGACACTAACTATCGTATCACCACCAACAGATTCTTCACCCAATGCCGATGTTCCAGCAACACCTGTCACAGAAACAGTAGCTACGCCTGTAACAGTTGGGCTTCCTAAACTTGTTGTTCCAGCAACACCTGTAGGACTGATATTTGCTGGTGCTATTGTGGTTGTAGTTCCTAAAGAGGAAGTTAAACCAAAACCAGTAACAGAAACATCAGCGTTAGCCTGAACAGTTATAGAACCTAGGGACGTAGTCGCCTCTAGAGAAGAACTACCCTCTCCGTAAGCCTGATTGCCCCATCCGTCTCTACCCCATCCTTGGAAGCTAACGGTTACATCAGTCATTGACTATTATGCAATCCTAATGATGGCGTTGCTAGAGTCAGCTGTTGGGAAAACAATAGTAAAGTCACCTGCTGTTGAAGTTTTATCACTACCAAAATCCAAGACAGCAACAGAAGGATCACCAGATTGAGTATCGTTAAAAATTAACGCACCTCTTGCAGTGATCGTAGCGGTTGACCAAGTAGTGTCATTAAAGTCCAAAAAAGCAGTAGTACCAGAACTGGTAGGTGCTACTGTTGTTAAGGAGTTACCTTTTGCTGTGTAGCCTGTTCCAGATACTTCGTTGGTAGCTGAATACGCAGTAGTAGTCGCATCCAAACTAGCTGAACTGGTATACAGCGCAATATTAAAAGTATCGGCAGTTGTACCTGCACGAACCACAGTAGTTCCAAAAGCGTGAATACCATTAAGGAGTTCTACTTTGAAACTTGTACACATTGCTTGAGTTATCGCCATTATCTGACCCTCACAGTTTGCTAATAATACGAGCCATATCGCTATGACCCTGTTTGACTAACATGGCAGACAAAGTAGTTCTGTCCGATCTGATAGCCTCCTTCATGTAGAATAAGATCAGTTGTCTGATCCGCTCCTTATAAACTAACGCTTGCGCCTTAACCATTTCATCCGCTGTATCACTAACTTCAATTAACTTGTCTAAAGCTCTTTCAGTAAGTTCTTCAGGGGTAAAACCCCTGTTAGAAGTTGTATATACCTTCACGTCAGGAGTTTCTGATGTAGCTTGTGCTTGTACGCCATTCATCATGATACTGCGGGTCTCCTAACTAATCCTGTTCTATATGCGTCTGTAATTTCTTTGGCTTCTCCGAAGTTCTTCAACGTTACCACCGCTTCCATAAACCTTTGGTTGTAGTTCTGCATCAAATCTTGTTCACCTTTCATATAAGTGTAGGCTTCAATCAAACTACCATACAACATAGCGATTTCAGCATTTTCACTGAGCCAAGTCGTACCACTGTCAGATCCAGCAGTGAGACTAACAGGACGATAAAAGTAATGAAGCTCAACAGCAAGATTAGCATTAGGAGTAGGGCCAAGTATGAAATACCCTGTATCAAAGAGCGCGTAATATTTTGGATTTCCTGTAACCGTTGCATCAGGGTTGTATTCCTGTACATAGTTCACGTCTTTATAGTCTAAAAAGACTACATCCCCATCCGAATTTGTGTAAGAAAGGGAAAACGGAGCTAAAAAATCGCTTGGACAAACTAAATATTTATCATTTGCGGTTGTGTTCGCAGTAGCATTTTTACGGAAAAATGTAAGCTGTACATTTTTGAGAATACGCTCTTCTGCCGCACGGATAAACAAAGGTAGATTATTTACAAAACTAGTCTCAGAGTTCTGAGTGTAGTCTTGTATTGCCGTTTTAAGTTGATCGTATGTAAAGCTCATGCTGAAACCGTATTGACTTTATAACCCATTCCACTATGCACAGAACAATATGTATATAGCGTTGGAGCACCTATTGCTACATCAATTTGCGTGTAAGCACCCGCTGATCCCGGAGTCCCATTGTAGGTAACACCTGTCGTGTATTCTACTCCACCGCCATGTGTGCCATCGGGCGTTGTGGAAAAACGCAAAGGATGGCCTGAATTTGAGCTATCCGATTGATCATATCGATATATCAAACCTTCTGTTACATCTCGTCCCAAAAATCCCGGTTGCGCTCCGTCTTGATAATAAACGTTGCCCCCTCCCGGATTGGATACTGTGATTGAATACGTTGCTTCAATCGGAACTACACTAACCGTTCCTACACTCGTAGTTCCTGAAACTCCTGTAGGCTCGACAGTCACACTAGTGGCTACTTGAACTTGAACAGTCACGCTACCAACGCATCCTACACCCGTCACAGGACCTAAGGATTCGTTTTCAACAACAGGGATACCAACATAGACATTATATGGCTCTACCCTGTCTGGTCTTGGATTGTATAGAGCTTGTGGGTCAGCTGGTACAGTTATAGGTTCTAATTGAGGGTGCTTTGGCTCGTAGCACTCTTGGCAAACCTTAAAACCAGTCCATTCAACTTGCATAGACAAATAAGGGTATTGCTGACCACAACGGTCGCAAATAGCATTTGACTGTACCCCTATTGCGTATGACATTACACAACCCTATAAAAATTTTGATTTGGCGTTAATTTTAAGTTAGCTCTATCTCTGTCTTCAGATGCCGCCCTTTCAAACTCCTCTTCATAAATAGCTTTGAGCATTTGAGTTCTATCTGGTGCTCTTTTCAAACTAATATAGTAAGCCAAGCCAGCGGCCAAACAAGGATAAAAACGGAAAGGCATTTCCAAAGTATTCTGTGCTGTATCCGCATCATCCATTCTTACCAATCTGTCATAAACCAGCGTATATGCTTGGTCTGGAGTAGGCCACACTTCAACTGTTGGGTTAATAGTGCGGTCAACATAAAATTCTGTAGGTCTAGCTTGTGTTAATTTACTAGGTATATTTAGAAACTCTTGGCGACTAACTCTAGAAATAATAATATCTTGTTGATTACTAGCACCTGCGTTAGTTCTTATTACCGCTGACAAAATGTCAATTGTGTCTGCACCCAAGCTATACGAGGCAGTACCTTGAACTAAAGAAACAGTTGACTGCTCTATTGTCCAACGATTTAACCCCCTATTAGCCCAATCAGCCAGCATTAAATTCAGGCTACGACGAGCAGATTTTAGATCGTAACCAGTTTTAGGCTCTAACCCACAACGCTCAAACGCTTCCTCAATGTACTCAGCTACATCAAGCTCAAAATCTTTGGAACCAGAAACAGTCATCTGTTATTCCTCAGCTACAAGGGCCGGAACGACCACCTCTAGACTTTTTAGTCCTGTGAGCACTACCACCACAAGACATCATCGCCTCTCTTTTTC